GTGCCACGTTAAACATAGCGTTGGACAATTCCTCAACCGTGGTCTTACCACCCTTAACAGCAGTAAAGATAATATCGGATGCCTCACCAACGCTGATAATGTCAGAACCAAAAGCATTGACAACCGTAGTTAAACCATCAACAGCTGTGCCTAAATCAGTAGCACCACCAACAGCTAATTTATTCGCAGTTTCTAAGAAATCAAAAACATTTCCAGGTGGTACACCAGCAGACAAAGAGTTATAAAGAGATGGAATAACATCCTCAGGTAGCCTGCCAATCTCTTTAGATAACGTTAAAATATCTGCGGACATTTGATCCATAGCCTCAGAAGTGATGCCAGGCAAAAGAGTAAATACTTCATTCATGCCATCCTCAAAAGCACGGAACTCACCGATAGCTTTAGTAGCAACAGCACCAGCAGCAACACCAATGCCTGCAAAAACTTTATTAATTTGGCCGCCTACACGGTTCATGTCTTGGCCCAGGGCCTCAAACTTCTTACCGACGGCTCCAACTTTACCTAAAAACTTTTTAGTGTCCGCTAAAAACTCAAACCTTAATGTTTTCTTTTCCATTATTTACCTTTGATGGCCTTTTTTACAATTCCGTACATTTGATCGCTATATTCCAAAGAAAGTCCAGGAACTACCCTGGCTATTGTTTTCTCAGCAACATAACCGCCATACTTAGTCCCTTCAGGAAAACCACCCTGACGACTCCAAAAATCACCAACCCACTCCTTAAAAACTCTACGTTTCATTTTTTCAGCAGGATAATAAGAACCCTTGATCCCTCGATTATTAAGAGCAACACCTGGCTGTTTAGCACGACCAACAACACCACGCTGCGTCTTACTCAACGTATTTGACGAACCTTCCTTAGTTCGACCAACTACAAGGTTTGGTATAAATTGATATTTACGACCAAACTCAAGGTTTCTAACAAATTGGTTAGTTTTACGGATATCTAAAAATGCAGTTTTATCGGTACCATTACCAACATAACCAGCAGAACCCCGCTGTCTTTTAGGTACAGCAGCACCCTGCTCACGTTGCCGCAAAGCCTCAGCTCGTGTTTTAGCCTCAACTTCTTTGGCCAATGACTTATGAAAACCCCTGAACTCCTTACGAATCTCGCCAGCTTGCTCCAAGCCTTTAAGTCCAGAAATTACATCATTAAGACCAGTCGCAGCAATACCTGAGCCAGTTGTCTGTTTGGTTATACCTTTAGCCATTACTTGCTCGCTTGCCTTTCCTGTTCATTTCGTTTTACTAGTGAATTTTGTAAACCAACAAAATACTCGATCGGTAGATGAGCCACCTCGATTGGGGATAAACCCGCAGCAACTGCGACATCGCAAATTAAACTGACAAAGTGACCCTCATCTAGTTTGGGGAATCATCCCCTTCAAGACCGTCAATAGATGCAACGCCTTCTAGCCATTTATCAAATGACTCAGATACACCTAAACGCTTAGATGCGTGCCAGCATAAATACATTAACTCCTCAAATGCTAAATTTTGAAGTTCAGCAGCTGGACGAGTTCCAAATTTACGCTCAACAGCAACAAAGTCAATCGGCCTTAAATCAAGCTCTTGCTTAGTTTCATCTACATACACCAAAGTGAGCTGGTGTAACCCTGATGTTCCAGCCACGATTAACTCGTAGCTCTCGTGATGGTTCCGCTTGTAGGCCAGGTCACGGAAGTCGTGGCCAAATCCCCAACGGCATTCCCAACAGGAACGTGCTGAGTTATTAAACAGTTACCTGAATAACTTGGATTAGTAGAACTAACTGCACCGCTTGTAGGTTTAACTACAAAAGCAACTGATGTCCCAAGTATTGGAAATATAGTTGCATCGATTTCGCTAGCTGCAAAATCACTGTTGAACTCAAGACTCAAGCTCGCATCCTTCAATCCACCTTTTCTTGACCTAAAAGTTGAACCCATGGCCGTATCATCTTGCTCTTCAGCTGAGATATCCAGGGTAACGGAACGAACATGATCACTTAAATCAACTGTGTTGATAGTCACTGACGCATCAGTGAATACAAAAGTAGCCATAAAATATCCTTTTCTTTTTTTACTTACGCCAAGAATACTTATAGCAACAATGATATTCGTATTAGTGGCCTAGACAAGACTAAAACGTGTCTAACAAAAAAACAGTGCCTAAAACCGTCTGTACTGGCCACTTTTAGCCACTCTAAGACGTTTTTAATGTACCTACGCATAACGGTGGCCTAAACAACATTAACGCCTTAGAACGCAACGTGAGAGCAGTTAAACGCATATTTTTATATTCAATTAAATAAGCATAAAAAAACCAGGCCCGTAGGCCTGGCTTTGATTTTCAGTGACTTGAGATCCCTGCTCAGTCGAACATACCAGGAAAAATTATGTCACCATCACTGTAAGTGACCTCCTCAAGTTGGTCAAAGACCTCCTCAAGGCCCTGCAAGCACTCCTCAAGCATTTCATATTTTAAGGTACCCTCAAAGTTGGTGCCTTCAAGGTTTTCTTTCCATTCCTCAATTTCATACTTGATGTCCTCGACCTCTTGCTTAGCCTCAAGAACTTTATCGACCGCCTCATTGAGACGGACAACTCGACTCTTAGGTTTCCTCAAGAGCTTACGGTCCCAGTGCTTTTTAACTTCCACAAAGAAGTTATTAAGTTGACGGTCCGTAATTACCAGCTCACCATTAGTCCAATTGACCTGCGGATCACTAGGTAGCTTTATAACGACGGGTGGCTGTACCCGCCTAGGTTTTTTACTCATAACGACCTCCTTAATTTCGTTGCTAACCATGGCGTGATATTACCATAACTATAAGAACTTAGGTCGGTCCTTTTCTTTTTTGATTAACTTTCTATAAATTTTGTTATTTAAAGAGTCAAGCCACCAGTAAAACTCCCAGTAAAGCTCGTATTTTAAATTAATTAATTTCTGTAGGTTCAATTTTTTCATTAGGTGCCTCCCAGCAATGAGCAGACTCAGACCAATGACCCCAGCCTTGCTCTGTTTTGTAAACTAAAAATGATGCATATCGGGTAGAGAGGTAAGGGTCATATGCAGATCCCTCAATTTTTAACACGGACTCCACCCAGGTCCAGGTTTTATCAATAAACTGCCATAAACCCTTTGCTGTTGATGTTGGATTTTTAGCAGACGCAAACCCGTTGCTTTCACAACCAATAACACGATAAGCGGTTTCATGATCCTCAGGCTTAAAATGTTCCTCAACTAAATCAGACCACTTGCTCCCCAGGACCCAAACATCTTGATGGTCCATACAATGCTGATAAACCGCAACATCGTTAGTCGTTGCAGGCAAAGACAAAGAGCAAGCAATTAATAAACTTAGCAAAAACCTCCTCGGTTATTTTCTAAAGCCAATGGTCAATAACCAAAGACCAAGCGACACAATTATAGCAACACCAACTATGTCCTTGGCTGTTCCAGTCAAAGTCAACCATGCAATAAAAAAACCAAGCAATGTAAAAGTTTGAGCCAGTGTCTCTTTTAATATGCTTTTAAGCCATTTGAAAAACTTACCAAAACTAAACATTTTGAAATTAAGTTTTTTCAGCAGCCCTATTATTTTTTTCATCTTATCCTCCTAAACGGCACAACACTAGCCGATATTATCTGACTAGCAATAATTACAGGAACGACGACCTCCTGTGCCTTTTCTTTTTGTTGATTAGTAAGGTCATCGCCCAATTTAGAGAAAACAATTTCATCAAAATCCACCTGGAATATTACAGCAGGATTTTCAAGAAACTCCTCAATTTGAACCTCAACAACAACATCAGACAAGTTATAGTCCTCAACGTTAGCATTCTGAACAGCACGCTCAACAAAAACCTCAACAGCCTCAGCAACAGCTTTATCTGACTTTACAGCCTCAGCAATTACAGCAACATCATTAGACTCCTCAAGGCCAAGGACTTCAGCAACAACAGCAACCTGCTCCTCGGTTAAATCCTCAACGTCATTAATTGCAGACTCAACAACTTCAGCAACAACAGCAACCTGCTCCTCGGTCAATTCCTCAACACCAACCTCAACAACATCTTCTATTATTTCCACCTTGGTCTCAGGCTTAAGCGACTCAACAAACTCCTCGACAACTTCCTCAACGTTTTCAGTTTCACGATCAGGCAATTCAGGAATGACATCCTCAACAACTTCAATTATTTCTTTTTTAGGCTCCAGGACTTCATCAGACTCAAAGTCCTCAATTATTGGTGGTGTTTCCTTAACTTCAGGCTCAACAATTACAATCTCAAAGTCATCAGGAACGTCAACTACAATCACTTCATCCTCAACACCTAAAGAATCGAAGTCGGTCTCTTCCTCAATTTTTTTCATGGTGTCAACAAACTCCTGGACCTTTTCATCATCATCGCCAATTATTTCAGCAAGAGGGGAGTCCTCTAATTCTTTTTTGATTTCGGCTTCTTTTTCAGCCTCAAGTTCTAACTCTTGAATCTCCACATCAGATAAAATGCTTTCATTTTCAGGCTCCAAATTTTCGCCTGCATTTTCATCTTTAACAAAGTCATCATCATTTTTAATTTCAAGAGTTTCATCCTTTTGATCGCTTGATTTACCATCATTAAAAACATCGCAATCACCTCGCTCAATTTGAGCATTAGTCATATAACAACCGTAAAGGTTTTCATTTTCAGCCCTTTCTTTATCTCGGTCAATGGTTCCATCCTCAAGCTCACCCTGGGTATATTCCACTTCCTCACCGTCAATTTTTACAATCACTGGTGCAAGAGTCGTAGTAGTAGTTGGCGGCGGCGGTGGAGGTTCAGGCTTTGGTGGCATAGTTGTCGTTGACGAAGTGGTGCTAGACGAAGTAGTTGACGAAGTGGTGCTAGACGAAGTAGTTGACGAAGTAGTTGACGAAGTTGTTGTCGTTGTTGAAGTATCGAAACAAGTAGAACTTGGTGCAGACCAATCAGCAGAACCAACAAAAGGCTCCTGATTTGGAATAAAAATGGTTAATTCCTCAGTTAGAGTGCTAAAAGAATTATCGGTGTCATTATCAGCACGAATCCTAGTCCTAAAAGTTCCATAAGGGTTTTCAAAATAGGTTTTTAAATCATCGAGCTTAAAAACAAAATACTGCCAGGTTAAGTTTTGACCATGACCAAAAGAAGTTGATACGCAAAACGAACTAGAAGTGTCAATCTCAGAATCAGAGATCGTGAAAAATATGGTGTATTTAGTAGGCGGGGAGTCCTCAAAACCATCAGACGAGTAAATGCCAACAGTTAAATCACCAGTCGTAGAATCCAAAGCTAACGATTGGTCATATGGCGGCTGGGTTGGTACATGGTCAGCAAAGACTGGGAACGGAGTAATCAAGAAAATAACTAACCCAACACGAAATATAGTATTTAATTTTTTAACTAAATTAATTTAATTTAGCCTTTATTTTTTGGCGTCCACTCTTCAAGGCCATTCTGTAAAGCGGTCACAGCAGCGACAGCTCCAGCAACGAGTGCATTAGTCAAAACATCCATCTCAACCATCCCAGTCCCCGATGCAGTTAGAATACCAAGAAAAGCCTGGATGAAAGTCCTGAGAGTTCTAATCCCAACTTTCATGGCCCAATCTTTGAAATCCATTTATTGCTCCTAAATATATTTAGTTAAAGCAACTGCGGTCATAAAATTGATTGAGCCAGTAGGTTCTAATTTTTTTTCGCTTTGGAATGACTTTACAGCCTCCTCAGTTTCGCCGCCAAAGTCAGAGTCAGCTCCAAACTTAGGTAGGCAATCAGCCTCCCAATTAAGCAGTAACGTCTGCAAAAATTGTACATTTAAACCATTATCACCTTTAGACAACAGATGCTCCTTATTTTTATCAATTTTATCATTACCAGGGTCAGGCAAAACCTGGCCTAGATTGACATATTCAATGGTCACTTTTTCGCCAGCAAGCAAAGCATCTCGAACTTTTGGATACAAGGCCTCATACGCAGCCCTGGACCTGCCAATAAAACCATCTTTATTTTTATCAAGGTCCTCCTGAGTTTGGCCGACCAGCAGACACCCGTAGGTGTCAAATTGATCGTTTCCAGGATGAATTAATATGAATTGGAAATTTTGAACGTCACGAATCCAAAGCATACCTTGATGCCAACCAGGACCAAAAGCGTGCTGTGAATCGTAATATTTTTTAGTTTTAGTGTGAAAACCGCCGATGGTTCTAAAAGTTATCTCATACTTACCAGCAGGAACGGCCGTCTCGCCGTAAACCTTAGGCCCACTGCGAACTTCATCCTCAAGAGTAAAGCACTCCTCAACACCATCAATGTAAAGCGTGCCATTTGTTGCATCAGAACCAAGTTGAGTCCTAACTACTTTTAACTTCATATAGATTAATTTTAAACATTAAAACCAAGGCAAAAACGTGGCCTAAATTTTAACTTAAATAACTGCCCCAATTTTTATCGGTTTTGTAAGTTTTACCTGAAATATGCAATTTTTTATAAGCCAGTTGAATCTCGTCATATTCCTTTTTGGTTGGGTCAGGTTCAATATTTAAGTCTAGGTTATAATTTTCTCTTTTATACAAAAAACAATGAACCAAGGGAGTGCCAGCTTTTAACTCAAACTCGTCTTTTAATATTTCAAAAGGAAAAGCAATTGATCCCCATTTATCTCCCTCAACAATTCCTGTCAAACACCTAATATCTTTTCTAAAATGATAAAACGGGTCTTGATACATTATGTTATAACCGTCAGGAATTTTAAAAACATAAGGAAGTTGAAACTTTAATATTCTGTTATCAACAGTCCTGCCAATATCCATATAAACAGTTTGGTCTAAAATATGGTCATCAATATGATATTCAATTTTATCATCATAAGACTTGCGGATTGAAGTGTCCCAACTTTGCACTTTTTGACCGTGCTCATCAAGACTAGTTGTAAAAGTCATATTAAACCAAGTTGGAATAATAAATCCACTAGTTAAATAATCCTGGATAGCTGGACAATTCTTAGCGGTCATGACACCTTCATGCGGATGACCATTAAAATGCTTAAAAGTGTCTAGTTGGTTTCCTATTTTTTGTTTTTTATACCAATTTGGTAAAAACTTATTAGAACTTTGCGGCGGATAAAGTTTTAATATTTCTTTATATTTATCGATTTTTGGTATGACTTTAACTTCCACAAACAAACTATAGCATGTACTTTAAAATTTATTTTTAAACAAGCTCCACCCAACCAGTTGAATTATCTGCTTGATAAGAATCTTCATCCCAGGAATACAAAATTTCTTGACCAGGACAAGCTATAGGTGCAACCCATTTAACGTTTGTTGAGTCTTTGACCCAACTGTTAAAAGGCTTTGGCGGGTAGAAAAAATCATCATCTTCATCATAAATATAACCCACACCTGCATAATTACCACGAAAAGGAGTGCCACCTAAAACGTGATTATTTTGAAAAGTGTTAAAACTTGTTCTTAAACACTTCACTGCATTTGGACGCATTGATAAATAAAAAGCCTCCCAATTTGCAAAACCATCTGGCAAGGTTGCTGTTTCATTTTCATCAATGCCAGTAATTACTTCAATAACCTCATCGCTGTCATTTAAAAATGCGTAGTGTGCCATTATGAAAATACAACCGTTCCTGTGCCAGCTGTAAACGAAACAACGGTGTCTGAACCATCAGTAGCACTTGATGAAGTTAAACCAGCACCAACAGTTATGGACCTATCAGCAGTTGGAAATCTTAAAACTACTAAACCACTTCCGCCAGCCCCTCCGCCGCCACCAGCACGACCGCCGCCGCCGCCGCCTCCAGTGTTCACAGTGCCTGCATTTGCGTCAACACCGTTCTGATTAGATCCGCCATTTCCGCCTCCTTCATTACCTGAATTATTTGGAACCGAGTTATTACCAGCCCCGCCAGCACCGCCACCAGCCATACCAACTGCACTACCTGTTATATTTGAGTTTCTACCTGTTCCTGCATTACCACCTGTTGTTAAACCACTATTATCGCCAGCACCACCGCCTCCACCAGCACCGCCGCCGCCGCCTGCGGCTCCAACTCCAGAACCAACACCACCACCAGCTCCACCTTTGTTGCCTTGACGTGCATACTGTGTCCCAGCACTAGTGCCACCAATTCTAGCTCCACCACCACCTGAACTTCCGCCGTCCCTTGACGCAGCGTCAGTATTATCTAATGTTCCACCCTCACCACCGCCTTTAGCGGTTATTGTTGAAAATACACTATCTGAACCTGTTGAACCTGAGCTACCACCTGCACCAACGGTCACGGTATATTCAATACCGACGGCACAATCTATTGGAAAAGTTACATCATTAAAAGAACCACCGTTACGATCTGTAGAGTAAAAAGTTTGAAAACCGCCCCCGCCAGCACCGCCGCCGTAGTTATTACCACCACCACCGCCGCCCGCTACAACTAAGTAGTCAGGCTGAAAAGTAGTGACAGTAACCGTTCCAGCAGTTGCTGATACAGTTTTGAATTTACCACCTTCACTGCCACTGTTTGATGCTAAAACTATAGACATTTAAGATATCTCACTGCCAAATAAACTAAAAGATACATTTGCATCGCTTGCACCAACAGTTAATAAATCAGACGCATCCATTGTTATACCCAATGTGAGTGTCAAAGTGTCATTTGCTGCAATGCTAACGTCATAAGCTAAATAATGCTCATTAGCCAAAGTAGCCCCGTCAGGTCTTACAGCAACTCTAAAAGTGTTTACCGCAGCCTCCCTGTTAGCAATAACTAAAGTGCTTACAATTGTCTCAGTACTTGATGGACAAGTGTAAAGAGTTACATTGTTAGCACTTGCGTCACCAGTTTGACCTAGAACTTTATATGCTGTCGCCATTCATACTCCTTTCTTTTATTAAGCACCCATTAATAAAAATGGGTCCAGTCCCGATGCAGCCAAGTTAGCTATATCTTGAGCCGTGGTCCTTTTTAAATTATTCGAGTCATCAGCGTCACCAATCAGAACAATATCAGAACCAGCAACAGTTGCAGAACTTGCAGACGCAGGTGCAATAGTTAAAGTAGATGCAAAAGCACCTGAAGTAGAGCTGGACCCACCTGCAAGTCCTGAAGTTGAAGCAGTTGTGATAGTTACACCAGTGATATCACCTTCGCCAATAAAGTTATTCCAGGCAGACGAATAATAAAACTGCAAAGAATTTGAGTCGAGTAAAAAACAAGCCTGGCCATTTTCAGGCGAAGTTATTGCAGCGTCACGAGCAGTTGAATCAGCAAAGACAGCAACGGCCTGCTCCATTAAATAATTATTAACATCAGCAGCCGTCAAGACTTCACTAACGGCGAAAGTTTTAAATCCACTAGGCATGAGCAAAGAATACTAGAAAAACCACGGATCCCTAGAGTTATGGCCTAGAGCCAAAAAAACAAGAAATAAACAGGCCACTTTAAGCCATTCTAAGACATTTAAATAAAGACCAGGCCTAGTAGTGCCAGGACCAAAAGCCCATAAAAAGGACAAACCCGCACCATTGAAGGCTGCAATGCATACAGATGGTGCGGGTCCTTTAAGTTAGCAACTAAAAGGAAGTCCTATCGGTTGCCCGACAATAAAAAACTAAACGATCCCCACAGTTATAAAAACTTTAAACGATGGGGAAGTTCCTGACAAAGTGTAATTTATACGGAAGTAATCATCAGTAATAGCACCAGCGACTTTTGAATATTGAGCTCCAACAGCAGTAAAGTTAGTCAAAGTTATTCGATCAGTTGCAGAAGTAAAAGATGCATTATCATCACTTTGAACTTTCAAAGCCAAAGTAGGTGTCGAAGTCCCTGATACGGAAACCACATGAGCAGCAACATATAAAGACTTGCCCGCAGCAACAGCTCCAAGTTGGCGGCCTGTTGAATTACCAGTAGCGGTTAAATTTGCAGAGTCGTCAACCATGATAGTGCCTCGAACAGCACGGTCAGAACTGTTAGAATTATTAATACTAAAAGGCATAGCGTCGCCAATCGATCCACCAATCTGATAAGAGAATTGTCTAGATTTTAAAATATAAGCAATGTCACCAGCAGACGAAGTAGCAGATACAGTTGAAATTATTTCTGAACCAGCAGAGATCCCTGACAAAGCGTCAGGTTTACCAACACCAGCCTCAAAAAACCCATTAGCGGCAAGGCTTGCATCTTGAAGTCCTGCAATTCTTGACCTAAAACCTCCTGAATTTATAGGGGTTACATCAACCTCATCAGCAGACAAATCCAGGGTCATTGATTGCGTATGGCTTGAAAAATCATAACCATCCATAAACAATCGGCCGTCAGTTAAAACAAATGTCGCCATTATCTACGACGACCTCCGCCTTTTTTCATGCCGCCCTTTTTTTTCTTTCCACCACCGTAGTGCTTAGGCATTACTTAGCTCCCTTTTTCTTTTTAGAATCGCTTTTAATCTTTTCAAGATGACCACCAGCGACAAGTGAGTCTGCAATTAAATCGTCTTTTATCTCGACAACATCGCCAGGCTCTACACCGTTGATTTTTTTATTTCCAATAATTTTAAATTTCATTAACTTGACCCCTTGGTATATACAGTAAGTCCGAGCCTTGCACCAATGCACTCAACACCATTGACCGCATAAGTTGCTCCATAGTCACTCATTGTAGTGACAACAGCAGACGTCTCAGATTGGCCTAGGTCTGAATTTTGAAATATAACTTGGCGAATAGAACTAGAACCTGAACCATTAATAAAAGCATCTAGTTGATTTTGGCCCGATCGTGAATCGGTCCTTGATACAACGACTAAAATATCAAATTCATAACGGTCAGTGCCACGAGCCATGGCCTCAGTAAAATTAATTGAAGTAGGAATCAAGACCGCAGCAGGTACATTAATCATGTCATCAATAGTGTCATAAACACGAATGCTCGATATATTATTTCCAATTGTTGTCTTAACGGCAGTTCGGACCGTTGAAAAACTAGCCATCAGGCTATCCCAACTGAATCCCCGCGACGATATGGGTCAAGCATCCTGGTTATTTGTCTATTTTGACGAACAGCAAGAACACCAAACTCACCAACACCAGCGATGCCCAGGGGAGTGTTACGCATTGCAAAGTTTTCACTACTAAGCATCAAACAGGCCTGACGGACTGGTTCAGGCACAGCAGCAAAACCCCAGTTAGCGGTTACTTGGACCCTTGGTCGATTATTGGTGTGAGTTGTTGGAAACTCATGAGGACCATCGGTAAAAAGCTCGATAGAAGTAAAACCCAGGCCATCGATCCCAAAAGCCTCACCATTTAAAGGCAATAAAACAAAATCAGTAGACGCAACAGTGGTCTCATAAATGCCATCATCAGAGTCATCATATTTTAAAACAAGACCAGTTGAAGTAGAAATGTCATCCACAACGACCATATAAGGATTGCGAGTTCTGTACACTTTCGCAGAAGTTGATCCATCAGCGTAAAATTTTCGGCCACAAAAAGCATCGATTTGACGACTTGCTGAGTTTACAGCATCCTCAAGTTCATTATCATCATTGGAATCAACAATGTTGACGAAAGCCTTTATCTCTGCCAAGGTACAGTAGCCATTAGTTATCGCCATAATTTATTTTTTTGGTTTAGATTTAGCGGCTGGTTTTTTCTTTGCAGCTGTCTCTGCTTTTGGCTTAGCCATTGCAGTTTCAGGAACGCCAGCATCTTTTAAAATCTTTTTAACTTCAGCAGCTCTTTTAGTTTTTTTATAAACTAAATAACCCTTCAGTTCCTCCTTAAGAGCAGCAATCTGCTCTTTTGAAAGTTTAATTTTCGCCATTTTTAAAACTCCTTTATTTTATCTAGCCAGGATCACTAGGACCCTGGCTAAATAATTACCTAATTAAAATGTAGGTGCGATTAAACCAGTTCCAGTTATTGCAGAGATACCTGCTGGATAACGGCCTGATGCATAAGCAACATAACCATAACAAACAAGTTTGACTGTCAATGAACCTGAACCGACATCGTCGAATCTAAGTCTGAACGGACTACCTGTCTCTTCAAAGAGAATATGGTCGTCAGCTTTGACAATATAGATAGCATCCTCAGTGCCAGCACCTAGGTCAGTTCTGATATTAGCGTCAGCAATTACTGGTAAACCAGCAAGTTGACCTACGACTTGACCATAAGCGGCTGCTTCGCCAACACCATAAACATTGTCAGGCTGATTTCCAGCAGGCAATACCAATGGTCTGCTATTTCCATCAACACCAGCAGCGAGGAATCCCCACCTTCTAGGATGCATGATGATAGCTGTAGCAGCAGCAAATCTATTGCTATTTATTTTTTGAATTCCATCAATTAATTTTGGATACAATTCAGCAACAGTAGGGGATGCATCAGTATAAGTCACGGAGTTTATACCGCCGACTTGGCTGATACCTACAGGTTGGCCAGTTCCACCGCCATTAATTAAATTCTTATCAAGCTCAGTGTAATAAGCTGAAATCAAGTCAGAGAAAACAATAGCCTCAAGATCGGTGCCTCTTTCAATTGCTTGACGGCTTACATCTTGCTGACCACCGATAGTGTTGACATTTACAGTGTAAAGAGTGTCATCAATATTGGTCTCATCGAGTGCTGAGTTTTCACTAGCTTGAAAAGCATTAGTTGAACCTGTTGTAATTCTTGATAGCTCAACCTTCATACCTTTATCTGGTAAAGGTGCCTTTGGTAGAGCATTATAAAATGGGGAACCAGCTCTAGCTTTAGTAGCGACAAGGTCGGTCAAATATTGAGGAACAACTAAACCAGCAAATGCACCAGTTCCAACGTCTCTCTTTTCGCCGTTTCCTTTTTGATGTCGCTCAATTCTATCTTGAGCTAGGTAGTCACCATTTCTAGCGTTAAAAGCATCAGTAAGGAATGCATGGTCAGAACCACGATGATAAACACCAGGCTCTTCAATTGACTCAACAACAGGGTCTAATGACTCTTCGTCAACGCCTAATTTTTGGCGGCTTTCCTCTATTTCTTTTTCAGCTTTTCTAATTTCCTCAGCTTCAGTTATTCTTTCGCCAAGGTCATTAATTTCGCTTTTAAGGCTTTCATATTTTGAAGTTTCGTCCTCATTGAAGTCTCGCTCTTCCTTTTCGGCGAGCTCGGTTAAACCTTTGACTTCAGTGATTAAGGACTCTCTCTTCTCTAACATTTCCTTAATTTTCAATTTAACTCCTAATTAAATAGTTTTTTTATATACAAAGTGTGAGTGTTCGCAAAAGTGAGTAGTCGGCTTTTAAGAACGGCTCTGCATCGCCCAAACTTCTAAATCACGAACCGCAGCCCTAATATTTGATTTAGTAACTTGAGCCTTCGGTAAGAGATCGTTTAATTGACCAATTACTTCAGTTATTTTCGCCACCTGGTCCTCAGTTGGCTCCTGGTCAGACCTAACCTCAGCTAAGACTTCCTGGAGTTCGCCCAGGTCAACACCACGAATACTCGCAAGTGTTGCTGGATTTGCAGGCCATGTGACAACAGATACATCTAATAATCTAAGTTCTTTGAGCGTTCTAGTTTCGCCATTCTCGGTAAATTCATCTTTGATAGCATGAAAACCAAAGCTCATCTCTGACAAATCGCCTCTTTTTAGTGCAGACGCGATCTCTGCAACTTTAGGGTTTGACTCATCTAACTTGGCTTTTACAAACAAACCATGCTCATCCTCTCTAAGTTCTAAAGTTTTAGACTTAGTGCGAGCCAATGGAATGCCATCATGATTAATTAAAAACTTTACATCGTCCTGTTCATTTAGAGTTTTTGAGAAAGCTCCACGGGTTACAGTTTCGTTATAAACACCACGAGAATCAGCGACACGATAAGGCGAATCGAAAACAGATGCATAACCAGTAAAAATTAAATCGTCGCTATCAATATCAGCTTCAGCCCGCAGTTCAAAAAAACGGGTTTCTTTATTTTCGCTCATGCGTTTTATAATACCAATCGCCTGACTAGCAGGCTGTGGCCTAGACATTGCACGATCATCAGCATGACGTGCAACTTGACGCTCGGCCCAACGCATAGCATCAAGACGGGTAGCTTTTGACAAAGAGCCACCCCACAAAAGCCACGCCACGAGTCCAGGACTCATGCGGTCGCTTTCGCCACTTAAAAACTTCTTAGCAGCCTCACCTTCAAAATCCAGTAAGTGTCTTTTGAACCATGCCTGCATGCGGAGTGCTTTATCATGAGATACAACACCATCACGCATTTGACGTGCCTCCCTTTTAGTTTTATCAGTTAAACCTTGACCAGCAAACTGTAAATTTTCTAAACCACGAGCAGCATTATTGCGGATAAACTCAGGAACATTAATCTCATGCCTTAAACTTTTCTTTTCTTTAGATCCCTCGATTTGGTCCTCTTTTGGTGCAGGCGTTGACGCATCAGAATGTTTAGCTCTCTCATTTTCAGCAGAATAAAGTGCTTTGATTTGGTCCTCAGCTGACTCATGCGATTTATGACAACCCATCAATTGACCGTCATCATCTTTGACAACAGCATGACCACCAACCTGGTCTGGTCCAGGTTCCCCTGACTCAATAGGACATTCAGGATGGTCGTGGATTATTGAATAAGGCATTACCTATTAACCTCCAACCAACTAATCCTATCTTCAAGTTCTCTAAGTACATTCAAATCCTGTTCTTGGTCAATGAATTGAGTTTCAAGGCGAGTAATTTGTCTTTTTATATCGTCCCATTCCCATTTTTCTATTTGCACATATTGATTAGTGTCATTAGTCATTTCTAATTTCTGGACTTTTTCAAACAGAACAGCAATATCGCCCTGGACAAAAGTGCTTTCTTTTAGCATTTCAAAATCTACTTCTACCTGGTTCATTCTGTCATCAATATTTTGTAATGTATTGACTATGTCACCAGCAGTAGATAGACCAGCACCAACAGAACCCATAAGAGCTATAGCCGTAGCAACTAAGCCTAAATTTTCTTTTATTTTTTGAATCATCAGGACAACAATCTAATAATTACTGCTCTTCATTTTCAGTAAGTTCAGGCTCAACGGAATCCTGGCCAAGCGGCGGAATGTCAGGACCAACAGGTGCTCCTTGCAAGCCGAGGTAAAAATTATCACCACCCTCATATGGTTCATAGTCAAGCTGCTGCCTAATTTCATTTGGCGTAAAGATACCTGAAGTAATTGCAACTTGAGCAGCACGAATGGTGTTCGCACGGTCACCTCTTTGATATTCAGCAACATCAAACTTGGCGTATGAACTTCCAGGTAAAAGACTAGTAAAACCTTCCTCAATTCTTGACAACCAAGGTAACAAAGTGTGGCGTACAAATTGAATACCTGAACTCTCAACATTTGAGTAAAGACCAGTTGAACCCTCAGCATGAATTAGATAACTCGGAATCCGATAAACCCTAGCTATTTCTTTCACAATTTGATCCCTAGCTCTAACAAGCTCGTCACCAGCAGAATCAGATATGGCCTTCCATTTCAAACCACCAGTTAAAACCGCAGGCTTTCTCTGACGATTGTGAGAATTAGTCCAGGTAGCTTGTAAAACTTCCGCCTGCTCTTTAGTCATGGCCTGGTCAGTTTCCAGGATTGATGATGGGGTAGCACCCTGACCGTAGAACTGACCGATGTGACGTTCCATAGCAAGAGCAACACCAATGGTGTTCTTTTGAGTTTTTAAAGGCGAAACACCTAGATAAGAACCAGGATATGTGAACCAAGTGAAGTGCAAAATATTATTTTTAGAGTAAATGCGATCGTTAAATTTATATAATTTTTGGTTACCTTCCATTTTTATTTTGACTTTATCAGGATGCAAGTTACTCAAAGCAATTGGACGCTCAGCCGTGTCACGATCCACAAGAATATAAGCATTTCCATGCAAAGCCATAGACGCAACAAGCTGATGAATAAACTCAAACCTTGACTGGTTCATGTTCGGTGTTTTTATAAATCTAGGGGTCTTTAAATTAATATTTCTGTCGTCAAACTCACGATAAACTTTTATAGGAAGTGCAGCAATTGAATCTGCCAAGATAGATACACAAGCCAAAACCGTTGACACACCAAGTGCTGTATTTTCAGTGACACTTTCGCCAGCCCAAGCAGGAAGTCCGTCTCTTTGAGCTAACAAATCGGCAAGATTGCCTAAAGCAGCGTCTCGTTGTTCAGTTTTTCTAGCAAATATACTCATCGGTTATAAAAATAGCTCCCCATCAAAAGACCAGCACCAAATACAATGTAAGCCATAGGTTGACTATATGCATAGACACCAGCCACAATAAATAGCAAGCCGATGACTTCAATAGCAATAAACATGGCTCTCACCATTCTACAATACCGATGTTGGATGGTTCAGCTGGCCTAGTTGGGTAGGTTAAACGGTCCAAACACATAACCATGGCGATAGCACCGTCAATTTTTCTCTTGCTTTTACCTTTTGACAATCGAAAACCACGGTCAGTAGGACGTGAAACCGCAGACAAGACTTGATCGTTAAACGTGCTTTGATTTTTATGCCTGACTTTCTTTGAAGTTATTAACTCATAACTGACTCCGCAAGCAGGAACCATCCTGCCGTGAGATTGAGGAAACTCAACCATCGGTACGTTTTGGTCATACAAAGCCTGAGCCGAACGTTCAAAGAAAGCAGGGTCATAAGCAACCTCAACCAAATTAAAGTCACGGTTTAAATTAACTATAAAGGTTTCAATTTCAGCATAGTCAAACATGACTCCCTCATTACGCCAAATCTTCGCATCGACATAAATCAAACCTGACTCAGGGTCCATCTGTCCCCAAACAACAGCAACTGAATCATGCTTGATAGCCATGTCAACACCAACATAAGTAGGCCAATCAGGTTCTAATTTTATTGATGAGTCAGCTAACTCAGACCACAAACCATCAGGCAACCAGGACTCATCCTGGGTACGAGTCCACATATTGAGATGATAACGCTGGAACTCAGGCAACGGCAAAGCAGCACGACGACGGCGTAAGTTCTCAATCGGCCACCAACCACCAGCAAGTGCAGGGTTTACTTTTCGCCAGGTGTCCTCACTTTCAAAATCGTCTTTTTCATCAGGCTCCAACCAGTAAAAATAAAAATCGGGATCGTTAGACTCACCTGATTGTTTACGCTTTCCACGTAAGTAAAGACGGCCACAAAGAGTGTCCAGGTCATAACCAGCAGTTGTAATATTTAAAATTAATGAATCCTTACGCTTGGCTGTGTTGTTAGATAAAACATAATGAACCCGTTGCAAGTTTGGAGTGGACCATTCGTGAACTTCATCAGCAATGAATGCTGAGTTCCGACCACCGTCAGCTGTTCCAGCTTTAGCAGCAACACGATAGACACGACCAGGTCCATTTTTTACACCTATTGAATTTTGATAGACCTCAGTAATGCTTTTAAGATAAGGCGACTGTTCACACATACTCCTCATATTTCCAAAAACAATGTCGGCCTGTTCAAAACTTGCAGCTGCAACAGTCACCAGTGGGGAAGTGGTGCCATTGCCCAGGAGTTCATAAAGACCCAAAGCGGAAATTAATGCGGACTTTCCGTTTCCTTTTGGAACGCCCAACAAAGCCTCACGATGACGACGCTCGCCGTTATCATTTAATTCATACAAATTATAAATTATTTGCTTCTGCCATAAATCAAGTTTGAACGGTTGACCAAAGTAGTCACCCTCGCCATGCACGCAAAAATTCTCAATAAACTTTACAACACGGCCGCCCTTTGATTTAGCCAGTTTTTTTTCAATCTCAGACTTCGTCATTAAAAACCTTATTAGCACATTCGTAACAAATCTTATGAAGTTCATCTAAGACACCCAAGTAAATACCATCGACACCAGAATGTATTATGTTTTCAGTTGAGTTGCATCTATTGCATTTTTCAGTTTCAGCCATTATTCCTCCTCTAACAGTTCCAAAATCCTTGGATCATTTGCTGGGTCCTCGCTTGCATTTAACAATTCATTAATTGATGCTAGAGAAGTAGCAGCCTCGCCAACGGCAATCCCTAACCTTTGACGAGCCATCGGTGTTAAACCCAGCTCATTCTCTAGCCTCAATATTTGCGTTTCTAGTTTCAAAGCGTGTTCAGCAAGCGGATTAGTTCTAATCTGCCCCGTTGAACCACGGACAACTAGTGATTTTTTAACAACTTTTTGAACCCTGGCATATTGGTCATACATACCAAACAACCTCTCAACAGCTGGGATGTCAACTTTTTGAGCAACACCAGCAACATCAGAGTCCCAATATTCATACCAACGGTCCCTGGTTTGTTTTAACCATCCACGGGTAGGCTTTGGTGGGTCAGTTTTAAGTTCAGAACTGCCCGAAATTATTTGTAACTCACGAGATCGATGACCTTGAGCGTCCTCAGGCGGCTTTGCAAGCGGCCCTCGTTTACCCATTTAATCCACCTTTCAAATGTTGAATCTCAACATCGGGGTATGCATTTTGAAAACGCATGATAATGACATCTACATAAGCAGGGTCCAGTTCAATCGTGTAACACTTACGACCAAGTGCATGAGCAGCAATAAGTGTAGAACCTGAACCAGCAAAAGGGTCCAGGACAATGTCCCCAGGTTTACTCGAATACATTATGGCACGAGCTAAAAGCTCCAAGGGTTTCATAGTTGGATGGTCTTTATTATTTCTAGGCTTTGGAATATTCCAAACATTAGACGGACCCCAAACCATGTCAGCAACATTAAAATGACGAGATCCCTCAACAAACTCCGACTCAGGCCTTGAAAACAAACCAAGGCTCAACTCCTCGTTTTTAGCTTTATTAATATGCTCCAGGAACTCCTCAGCTTTGGCCTTTTCATTTAAGTCAACAGTCAAAGAAAAACCTGAATCAAAAGTGTCAAGTTGAGCTGAACCCAAAGACTCAGACTCCAGGTCGTCCCAAACATTAGAAATGTCTCTTTTACCAATGAAATAATGCGACTTACCCTCAGGCCAACCATACATAATAGGCTCAAACCTCCAGTGGAAGTCCGAACGCCCCAGGACAAATGAATCCTTAACCCAAATTATATTGCTTGAATAATGCATCTTTGCATTTGACCAGGCCTCAAAAACAGAACGAGTAGCAGCAGTAGCATAAAACATATAGACCGCTCCATCAGTAAAAACATGAATCAATGACAAAGCATCGTAAAGAAACTGCGTAAAACTTGCCTCGGCCATTTTGTCATTTTCAATCGAACGTCCATGCACGTCTTTGTAATCAACATTGTAAGGCGGGTCAGTTAAGCAAAGACCAGCCTGACCTTTCATAAATTTATAACTTGCAGGCTCAGTAGCAGAACCACAAACAACAACATGACCACCAAACTTATAAACATCACCAGGCTTCGTAACAGGATCCTCAGGCGGCTCAATAATTTCATTTTCATCAGGAAGTTCAGGAACGATACCTAATAATTTTTCAAGGTCAGCCAAGTCGTAACCAGTAGCGTCAAGCATTGACTCATCAACAGCAATACGCTCCAGCATTTCAGCCAAGGCCTTATCATCATAAGTGCCAAGGTCAGCAGTTCGGTTATCGGCTAAAGCAAAAGCCTCCGATACAGAAATATCCTCATCGACAATCGATGCAGCAATATGAGTCCACCCAAGTTTTATAGCAGCAAGCAGTTGATGGTTCCCTGAAATAACTACAAGAGAATCATCAGGCTCACGACGAGCAACGATTGGCTTACGCTGCCCAAACTTTTCGTAGCTTTTAACAACAGCCTCGACGTTGCCCTTTCTTGGATTACCAGGCAAAGCCTTAAACAGCTCGATTGGCGTAGCCAAATTTATTAGATCGCTTATTATTCCGTGTTTTTTATTAGACATTTACAACCCCCCAACTTACAGAAACATACAACAACAACGCACGACACGCATTAACAAAAAAAACAAAACTAACTAAAAACATAAACAACCCAAAAACATAAATAAACCTGAGCGTGAAAAAAGTGTTG